GGGTTCATATCAAATTTGTGGTTTATATTTACAACAACCTTAAAAAATGGGATTATTTACAAACTACCAAATCAATTCAACGTCGTTTTGCGACCAAACACCAAATTGTGGTGACATTGACGATATTAGCTCACGAATTATTTGTCAAACGATTTCGATTTTGGATTGTGGAACCGGCGAAGGTTGCGACATTGCTGTTGTCAATAATGGTTTGACATTGTGTTCATGTGATACGTCGTTCAATTGCAATCTTTGCGGAAACGATTTGCCTTATTGGTCACCGGTTATTTCAGACGATAAATTGGTTTTTCAATTTCAGCAAATCGACAATTTCAATGGACAAAATCCGTCGGGCACGTTTCCTTATGGTTGGGGGCCTTCAGGATTTGCAAACGGATTTGTCAAAGATTGTTGTTCGAACAATTACATTTTGCAAAGCGGTCAACCAAAATCGGTGACCAATTACGCAACACAATCGTTCGTTGGAATTTTTCCGGTTTACGATTACGCCGGAAATATTACATGGACAAACATTCAGCAAATCGAAATTGATTTGACGCAATTACTAATTGATTTGAACACGCAATTTCCAAATGGTGGCGGTTGTTTTGTTTTTGAATGGTGGTTCAACGTTCCAAGTCCGTCAACGAAATATTCATTTTGTTCCGAACCGTTCAAATTCGATCCGTGTCCGGACAAATCTGAAACGTTATTGTTAGAAGGTGTATATAAAACAACGGATTGCAATGGTTTCTATTATGGTGACGAATTTGTTGGAAATGGAACGGCGTTTCAATATTATAATACATACCGAATTCCTGGTTTCATTGAACAGACATCGTTTGAAATTTCAAAAGAATTTGTCGGTCCTAAATTGACAACGATTTCAACCGAAGTCATTGAAAAATGGGTTTTGAAAACGAAACGAATTCCGCGACCAATTGCAAAATTATTGACAAACATTTTGGCGTCAAAAAATTTATATGTTGACGGCCGTGAATACATTTGTGACGGCGAAATTCCGAGAAACAACGAAGTCGGGAATCAATGGTTTGTTGAAGCCCAATTGCGTCGAATTAATTGTTCAAAAACTTTAGCATGTTAAAAAATTATGTTTGAAATAGAAATTTATAATTCGATGTTGGGCGATTTGCCACAACCACACGAAAAAGACGATTGGATTGAAGTTCGCGACGAAATGTTCATTCACACGCGTGGAAAAAATCCGGGCCGAATATTAACACAACGAAGACCGAATGAAGACGCCGAGATTCAAAAATATCGTTTGGACATTTATGAACCAATCACAAAAGGTTCAATCAATCGCGCAATCGACAAACTATATCGGATTTTTAGTTCGGCTAATTTTTCAATTCAGGTGTCCGACGAATTATCGACATACCTAAACACAAAAAAATTCGACAATCAATATTTTTATTCGTATATTCAAAAATACGTTGTTCGACGAATGATTGAAGATCCGAACGGTTGGTTGGTTTGGATTCCGACCGGCGAAGGGTTGACAAATCCGACGGTCAAAGTTGACGTATATCCGTTGATTGTTGGTTCAAACCAAATTCGATTTTTGGACATCAACGAAGGAATCATTTCATGGTTTGACGACGACGAACAAAGCGAAGTTTATCAGGGCGGGCGAAATAAAAAAGAAGGGGCAATCATTTATACTTTGACAACGGACGCGTTTTATAAACACACCCAAATCGGAATTAAAAAGGATAATAAATTTACTTTCGAATTAATATATCAACACAACATCGGATTTTTGCCGGGTGTTGTTTTGGGCGGTGATGTTACCGACGACGATTATTTTGAATCTTATTTCAGCGCATTTTTGCCGTTTGCAAATGAAGCGATTCGACAATATTCAGATTGGCAAGCAATCATGACAACTTCGTGTTTTCCATATCGCGAAGAAGTGGCCGAAACATGTTCCGCACCTGGTTGTCGTGACGGTTTTTGTTATAACGGCGAAACGGAAGAACATGTCATGTGTCGTTCATGTAAGGGAACCGGTCGCGTGATTACGCGTTCACCGTTTGGTGTTTTCATGCGCGAAAAAGGGAATATGATTGACGGCCCAAATACATCAACCGAACCAATGATTCGTTTTATCGGACCGCCGGTTGACGTGATTGAATATTCAGGTCGCGCATGGGAAACATTATTGAAAAAAGCCGAAGAAGCGTTGAATTTGACGACAATCGACGAAGCGCAATCAGGAACAGCAAAGGAAATTGACCGCGAAGATTCATTCATGGTTTTGACAAAAATTTCGAACAATATTTTTGACGAAATCATTTATCAAAGTTTATTAATCATTGAAAAATATCGAAGCGTTGCAAACCCGATTGATCCGCTAATTGTGAAACCGATTTCATTCAGCATGAAAACGGAAAACGATTTGATTGACGAAATAAACAAGTTAAATGATAAAAACGCGCCGGTTGCATTTTTAGTTGAAGCGACAAAAGACCTTGCAAAAAAACGTTTTTCCGGGAATATACCAATCACACGAATTGTTGAAATTTTGGTTTCGTATGATCCAATTTATCACATCAATACAAAGGACAAACAAATGTTGTTGGCGTCCGGTGTGATTAAAAAAGACGATTTGATTCGTTCGTTGTATGCCTACAAAACATTGACAAAGATTGTCGCGGATAATGGAACAACTTATTTGGAAAATGATTTGTCGGTGATTTTTGCGGATTTGGACAAAGCATTGCAACCGATTATTGATTCGTACAATACAACAACCGTAATTTCAATTTAAAAATGGCGGATGTTTTTTCGATTTCAATTGACAAATTAGTTGGCAAAAAAGACAAAGAAGTTTTGATTGCTGAAAACGATTTGATTGATAATTTCGAAAACATTGAAAAAAAGATTTTTGACGCGGTAAAAGGCAAAATCAACCAAATGAATATTGAAGGCGGGAAAATTTTGTTTGACGATACCAACACGGAAATTGTTAATGAAATTGACGCGGTTATTCAAAACGCGTTGCAGGGTTCAAATTATCCAACGCAAGTCAAAGAATTTTTAAGGTCATTCGAAACAATCAAACAATTCAATTTTGACGCGCAAAAATCCGTCAATGATATTTCGGAAAAAGAATTGTCCGATTTAATCAATCCAATTCAAAAAGCAAATGTCGAACAAACGTTGAATGGTTTGACCGGGACCGGTGTTTCAACAAATTTCATTCAACCGGTTCGGGAAGGTATTTATAAAAACATTGTCGCCGGGACAACCATTTCGGACATGGAAGTTTATTTGTCAAATTATATTTTGAGCAACCCGGAACGAATGTCACAATTGAAACGATATGTGACGCAAGTTTCACGCGATTCATTGAATCAATTCGACGGTCAGGTCAATTCAAACATTGCTGAAACATTTGGGTTGGACGCGTTCCGTTATGTTGGATCGTTGATTGAAGATTCACGACCACAATGTGTCCGTTGGGTTGGAAAAAATGTTTTGTTGGCGTCTGAATTACAAAGCGAAATCAATTGGGCGTATAACAACGGGACCGGAATGATTCCAGGAACAACACCAAACAATTTCGCGGTGTTTCGTGGCGGTTATAATTGTAGGCATTCAGCAATTCCGTTCAAGTTGACAAAATCACAACGCGCCGAATTAGGTTTGTAATTAATCAAATAAATTCGTTAATTTTACCGAAAACAACAAAATCAATGATTATAAAGGAATACAAGGTTTTGAACATCAAAACCGGCAAAGTGATTGTCATGAACGACAATTCAATCAACGCATTAAAAAAACATAATTTGTGGCATGGATTCGACATTTTGGAAAAACCGACAAATGTTGAAATTCCGGTCGTGAATAAAATTGTTCAAAATCCGATTATTGTTGAAATAGACGAAACGACAATCATTGACGAATCAATTGTTGACGAACAAAATGTTGATTTATCAGAAACAGAAAAACCAAAAAGAAAAAACAAAAAAGCATGAAAAACATTGAAACATTTTTGAAAAAAATTGGTGTCAAATCTGAAATCATTTCAAAGTTAAACACCGACGACGAAATTGACGTGACCGAATTTGTTGACACGTTCAAAACATCACAACGCGAAGTCATTTCAAACGATCCGGATTTCGTTCAAAAAATGCGCGACGAAATTCGTGGAACGGAATTGTCAAAGGTTGAACACAAATTGAAAAAAACATTTGGTTTGAGTGCTGAAGACATCAAAGACAAAAAATTCGACGAAATAATTTCAACGGCATTTGAAAAAACAAAAATGAACGCGTCCGGGACATCGGAAGAATTGCAAAATCGAATCATTGCATTAACCAATGAAAACAAAAAATTGATTGACGAAGTAATTCCGGCAAAAGAAAATGAAGCGCGTGAAATTATCAAATCATTTAAAAAGGATTCAGCTTTGCGAACGATTTTGAATTCACGACAATTGATTGTGAAACCTGAAGTTGTTTTGCCGGCTATTCAAACCCGATTTGCTGAAAAATACAACGTTGATATTGACGAGCAAAATCAAATCATTGTCAAAACAAAAGACGGTTTGAATCCGTTATCAAAAGACGGTTCCAAAACATTATCATTCGATGAAATTTTGGATTCATTTTTGGGTGTTGACGATTTAAACGTTGTCAAACAATCAAATGGTGGTGAACAAAAACAACCAATGTTTGCAAAAAAGACATTTGACGGATCGACGGCAAAACCTGAATTCAATTTGCCAGGAATGAAAAAAGCGCAAGAAAACGCCGAACAAATGAAAAACATTCGTACATTTGGCAAATAACAAATAAAAATCGGGACAAAGAAGTCCAAAAAATATAAACCGGGAAGGCGTTCCAAAAGCGCAATTCGGGGTGACGAACCCAAAATCAAATGACATTTATTGTCGTGCGGTTTTGGGTTTTTCTTTGTCCGAAAAAAAATTCATTTAAAAATTCACTTAAAAAAATTTAAAAAAAATGGCTTACACTCAAGGATTGTGTTCCGCGTTACAAGCGAACATCAATGAAGTTGCGGGAATGAATGCGCCCGCAATGGCAAGACAAAAAGTTGGAATGATTGACGCGTTAATGTCAGACGTCAATCGTATGGGTTTCACGGCGGACATCGTTCCGACAAACGGAAAATTCCGCGCGGTTCAAATCAATTGGATTGGACAAGCATGTGACGAAGATGTCAACACGGCTTGCGGGGCGGATTGTATCAACGACGTAACACCGTCACCGTCGCAAACATTAATAACTGAATTTAATTGCGCAAAATACAAAATGGGTTTTGACGAAAACGACATGCGCAAACTTTGCGAAGCGGATTCGGTTTGGGTTGCTCAAAACATCATGCGCGCAATGAACGCAATCAATGTTTCAGTTGACAAAGCGGTTTTAGCAATTGCAAATTCAAATTCAGGTGATACAAGTACGGGCGCGGGTACATTATCAATTCCATTATACACGGCAACGGGTGCGCCAAATCCATTAGCATGGGCGCAAGTTCGCGCGGAAATGGACGCGCAAGGTGCGACGGGTTCACCGTTAATCGTTGGCGGTGGTAACATGGATATTTACGCGCGTGCAATGCAAATCGCATGTTGCAACACAAATTTCGGTGTTGATTTAAGTCGTGCAAGTGGTGACGGATATTTCTACAATGATTCATTTGCGCCGGGAATTTTAGGTTCAAATAATTCATTCGCATTTGCACCAGGTGCAATGCAAATGATAACGTGGAACAAATATTTAGGTGACTATGCAAAACGCAATGATTCATTTGAACACGGGACAATTGTTGATCCATTCACGGGATTAGTTTACGATTTAAAAACGTCTTATGACGATTGTTTGGAAAAATGGTTTGTTGAATTGGCATTGAATTGGAATATTTTCCAAGTTCCTTCGGCTTATTGTGTGAACGGTGATTCGAATTTGACATTCAAAATCAACGATTGTTCAGACGGTCCGGTTGGATGTCCAACACCTTAATCAAATAAAAATTGGGGTGGTGCAAATCACCCCTTTAATCAATTAATATTTAAACAAAAAAAACATTTATAAAAATGGCAATTTGTAATTCAACATGTGCGCCGTCGTTACCTTCGAGTTACGCGGGCGGTTGCGGAATAGTTACCCGCAAGGGCGGAATCGAAAAATTCGCGTTCATCAAATGTGACTATGAATTTACGGACGTAACGGATCGCGCTGAATGGGTGGCGGCTGTTGCAAGCGGTGACGTTGTTTTTTCCGGTTTGGTTTTGGGCCAAAAAGCAAAAGGATCGTTCACGAAAAAAAGAATCGCATCGTGTCAACCTGAAGCGGTTGTTGGTGCTGAAAAACAAATCACATTTCAAGATTATAACACCGACACGGTGACGACACCCGGACCGGGTTGTTTGGCTTATGATTTTTGGAATTCGATTTTGACTGAAGCATCAAATTATCGTTTCGGATATTATACATGTGACGGTTATTTTTACGGGGTGATTGACAATTTCCAAATTGAAATTGACGAAGTTATTGAAGACAACAACACCGGTTCAATTTATTTTGACGGAACGATTCTTTGGAACGACGTTGAAATGGTTTGTCCGGTTGCGGTTGATTTAAACGGCTTATAATATCAATTCAGTTTTTTCAGAAAAACGGCAAATCATGTTTGAATTTGCCGTTTTTTTTTACTTTTGAAACATGATAAGACACGAAAAAAAACTAAACACAATCGACACGGATTTGGCGACCGTTGTTTCAACATTGCATTGGGGCGCGGGACGTTACGATTTGAACATTTTATTGGGCAAAGTT